GATTCCGAAGGCTATCTGATTCGCCCCCTACCAGCGGCTGCGGGCATTGTTGCTGGACTGCATCAAATCGGGCATGGCGTAGAAATGACTCAACAAGTCAGCGGTCTTTCTGGCGTACTAGAGTCATTCGTGGGTGAGCAAAAAGCCGCGTCGGGTAGCAACGGTATCACGATCACGGTTGTTGGTATTAAAAACGGCGTTGAGTCTATTTTATACAGCAAATCAACGGTGCGTTATTGTGTGCGCGTCGTTGTGCCGTTTGTTGGTTTTGATCAGATTAAAATGACTGTCGTTGCTAATGCCGTTGGGGCGCGATATATCCGCGTCACTGAGACTCGTGTTTGGATCGGTGATTATGCAAACCATCCGATCATTGATAAAAACGGCAATTACCTAGCGATGGGTGATAGCTGGTTTGCATATTATGGCGGTGAGTTTGGTAAGCATTTGCAGCAGTGTATGCGTAATGATGGCGGCGTTGGTACGGTCACAACTAAAGCGCAGGGCGGCACGACGACAAAACACGCGCTTGATTGGTTTGATAGTCGCGTGACAGGGATGCAATTAACCGGAATCCTCATGCACTATTACACAAACGACATTAACTCAGCATTAAGTCTGGGGTCGTTTATGTTTGCAAATCCGCAGGGCGTTACAACTAATTATGCGCTAGGGAGTCTTGATGAGTATTACGCACTATTGTCTACGCTAATTACACGCGCTAAATCAATCGGTGTCACGCCAATTGTTTTTAGAGCGGGCGGCACTGCGTCGTCTGCACAGTCACAGCATCAACAAAATGCAGGACGCGCAGTGGCGCAGGGCGTTTGGAGTAATCCAGATCGGCAGTCATTGCCCGACGAGTTGACCGATCCGACCGCGTTTATCAATGTATACGGCAAATCTCGTGGCTCGCGGACGCTGCTTGGCGATAGTCCTGTATACGCGTTGGGCAACGGTACGTCTAGTCCGTGGGTTGATGGGGTTGGCAAGCGTGTTGGCTTGCTTGAGTCACTTGTCTATGACTTTAGCGTGGCGGCAGTCGGCGATTATGCAATCGGCACAGATACGGATAGCGACGGGTTATCAAATGGTGTTGTGCAAACAACATTTGGTGTCACCACCGGTATCACAGCGACAAATAGCATTGTCAGTGGTAAGCAAAAACTCAGTGTGGCTTTTAATGATCCTGCATCTACCGGCGGTTTTAGACAGCGTTATCAATACACGTCAATTGCTGGTCATCATTATGTGATGATTATAGTTTTAGAGGGTTGCACACCATCAAAACCGTTTGAATTTATATACACGCTACCTGCTGGGGCAACAGCTGCTGCGACTGTGCCAACCGACGCATCTGGCAATGCAGTGGCAGGGGCAGCAGTAACACAAACCGCATCAGCAGTGCAGTACGTCTACGTCAGTCTGACTAATCCGCTTGCTGTTGCGACGCTAGATACTGTCGTAAAATCTCTGTATGTCATTGATGTCACTGCGTTTGATGCGGTTTATGGGACAACATTTGCAACGCAGCCGGACGCTGATGTAATTGCGATTATGCGCGGGCAGTTGCTGCGAGATCTGCCAACATCAGTGCGTCTGCGCGACACTGCAACAGGCGTGACGCGCAGAATCAGTGTCAATAATGGCTCAGTCGTCGTCGTTTGATGATGATTGGCTTTTTAATGGAGTTGCCATGATCATTCCTCACTTTCAAGGTGATGCGTTAGCAATCCAAGGCGAGCTACTGAACGATGCTGGTGAGCCGATCAACTTCGCAGCCGAAGGCGTTACGGTCACGGCGATGATTCGCTTGGCAGATGACACCGATGATGATGCACCGCTTGATGCATTTACGGTGTCTTATCCAACCGTGACCAGCTTCTATTTATCCGTCGCATTTACTTCAGATTGGCCTGCCACCATGCTCGTGATGAATGTTCGATACATCAAGGGCGGCAAAGCATTCTCGTCCGATGTAATACAGGTCAATTGTCAGAGGTCGCCAACACGATGAAAACTCGCCTGACGTTTCTCAACACCCGTGCCAATTGCGAAATCGGCCAGACTGCACATAAGACGGTGCTGAAACTTGGCATGGGCTTTGGCGCTGAGTCTTTGATTCAGCAGTTAATCGACAAAGTGGATACGCTTGAGGAATCCAATCAAGATCTGCTGCAAAGCAATGCCAACTTGATCGAGCGGGTCGAGGCGCTTGAGGAGGGCGATGGCTTTCCAATCAAGGTCAATATGGTGGTTATGGTCAATCAAGCCGTGACTGACATGAGCGCATTTATGGGGTACGGCATCTGGGCGAGGGTTTGTGTTGGCCGTAGCCCGATGGGTTCTGGCTTTACGACTGACGCACGGGGTGAGTCGATTATGTTTACGGTTGGCGAAACCGGTGGCCGCTACAAACATGCGCTTGCCCCAGCAGAAAATGCCCCTCACACGCATTCTTTCAAGCCGATGAATTGGCGACATGGGAAGGATGGGCAATGGACAGATGTGGCAGGCTGGGCTGGCGGCAACGTCAATAATGTTGTCAACGTGACCCCATCAAACAATGAAACCATGTTTGAGCCAAGCGGCGGACAAAGCACACCACACGAAAACACCCACCCATTCCAAGTGTTTGAAATTTGGCAGCGCACAGCATGATCATTCGCATTCAAAACTTCCTCGCCGAGTTCCCGCGAGTGCATCCAACTCGGCTGGTGGAAACTGCTGCACAGGTAGCGCAGAACATCGACATCTCAAGCAGTACGCTAAAGCCGTTTTACTCGGTAGTCGATGAGGTGACATTGCCAGCACTGGCGACGGATACCAAGCAAGCCTATCTGTACCGCAACAATGGCGCACCGTTCTGGCTGCAATTCCCAGCATTTGTGGACATCATTGGATCACCAATCAAGGATGATTCACGCAATCGGTTGTACTGGTCAGGAGATTCACGCGATGCGAATGGCGATGCTATTTTTACTTACACGCCTTATGTCAGTAACGCTGCTGCACCGTTTCCGAGTCAGTGGTTCAAGTTGGGGATTCCTGCGCCGGACTCGCCGCCCATCATCTTCGGTAGCAGCATTCCAGCGCCAGACGTTCCGACTGAAACAAGGACGTATGTATACACCTATGTTAATGAGATCGGCGAGGAGTCTGCACCAAGTCCGCCCTCGGCGCTCGTTACTGTACCCAGCGAACTAGCCTCTGTTGGATTGGCGGGACTTCTCTTGCCGTCATCCATCAGCACAGGCAGGATGATAGAGAAGATCAGGATCTATCGCTCGTTATCTGGCAATACGGGCGGGGCGATATTCAAGCTGGTTGATCAAACTCCCATACCGTCCGGCTTCTTTATCTATGAGGATACCAAGTCAGGTGCGCAGTTGTTTGAGGAGATCCAAACGACAACATGGGATGCACCGCGTACCGGAATGCAGGGGCTTGGCTTGACCGCGTATGGTGTGGCGTATGGCTTCACCGGCAAGATCGTTTGCCTGTCTTATCCGTTCCACGTCTACGCGTGGCCGCGTGATTTTGAACTGACCACACAATTCGATATTGTGTCGATTGGTCACTATGAGTCAAACCTGATTGTGGCCACCAAGGGCAATCCGGTCATGATTACCGGTATCGACCCCATCGGCGGTATGTCGATGATTGAGTTGCCACTCAATGAGGCATGTGTGTCCAAGCGCAGCATGGTCAGCATGGGATATGCCGCAGTGTACGCAAGTCCGAACGGCTTGGTGATGGCCTCCAGCAGCGGTGCGCGACTGATCAGCACCGGCTTTTTTGGCAAAGACGAATGGGCTGCATTGAATCCGGCCAGTATTCACGCTGTTGAACATCGCGGCAAATACCTGTTTTTCTATGACGCGGGCAGCGACAACAAGGGCGCGTATATCTTCGACCCGTCCAACATCGAGCGCGGTATTGTGCGCCTCAGCATTTGGTGTGTGAGCGCATTTCGTGACATCGCAACTGACACCCTGTACTTACTGCAAGCCGACGAGAAGTTACAGCGGTTCGATGATGTGATGGCCGAACGTGTGCCATATGTGTGGCGCTCCAAGCGATTTACGGCAAACGTGCAGCGCGGTGTGCGTATGCTGGCAGCGCAGGTGCTGGCTGACTCATACGATTGCTTGACCTTCTCGGTACATGGTGATGATCGTGAGATCTACCGCAAGACCACGCTGAATGACAAGCCGTTCCGATTGCCGAACCATAGCAATCAAACGCTTTGGCACATTGAAATATCCGGCACAGACGTGGTGCGCGAGGTCTGTATTGCTGGATCTATGCAGGAGATTTCAAGTTGAGTCTGGTTCGGCGATTACCGGCAATACCACGCACTGGCGACCAGCCGACCCGCGCATGGATTCAGGCGGCGCATGAGATCATCGAGCGATTGCAGCAGGGTGGTGCTACTGCCACGCAGGTGATTGTGTCGAGCGCTGGATCTTCCAGCAGCGTCACTAAGGAGTCACTTGATCTTGGCAATGTCGATAATACGTCTGATGAAGAAAAGCCAATCAGCCGTTATGTTCGGACTGCCTTAGATCAGATTCAAAAAAACATAGGTGGCCTTGGTGTGGATGATTGGGATGCCTCTACACAAACCATAGAGGATATTGGGGCATCTGCGTCAGAGTGGTTTTTGATTTCTGGCGCAGGCACGTTTCGCGGCAAGTCTTTAGTCGTTGGCGATGCCGTGCTGTTTTACTTGGATGAGAGTTCGCAGCTTGATGTGATTGTCATCTCTGACGTGTCTGGCAAAGAGGACAAAGACAACAAGGCCGAGGACTTGGCTAGTCCCGACCATGTGAAATACCCAACAACACAAGCGGTGGCCACTGCATTGGCTGCGCTAAACCTGCCTGTCGATGTATCCACCGATCTGACTTTTGATAGCACGGTGTCCGCAGTATTTGACTGCACTCGATTGGGTGACACTGTGACATTCTGTGGTGTGATTGAAAACTTAGATGCTGCAATCATTACAGCAGGGACGGTAATTGGTTCGGTGGATACTGCACTGATTCCCGATATTGATTTTTTGGCCGATGGATTACAGTCGGTGATTGCGGTTATGGACAATGGTGATATTCAGGCAGCAAGAGATATTCCCGTTGCTGGTAAGATCGCTGGTAGTTTGGTTTGGCTGGCCTCATAAAATAAAGATCAAAAATGCAGCCCCCAAAGCCCACCAGCCATAATCAGTATACAAGAAGGCAAGTGTTATAGCCGTGATTGTGGCTATCGGTGAGATGCTGGAGATCACAAAAACAAATAATTGGTTGCGAAAGATCGTGGGTCGATCATACGCAGGTGTTCTTAGGTATACGCCTGTAAAATACCTTGCCACGATTATAGAGAGTGCAAACAGTCCAACAATAAGCCATACCATGATTAGACCTCATTCAAGCTAATTTACATCAAATTTAAGGCGTTCAAACTTTAGCACCATCTCGGCATCTTCTGCGCGACGCATCAGCTCAGATAGAATTTCTTCTGTCGAAACGTGATGCAACGCCGCCTGCATATAAAGCGATGGCAGTGTTCGGAATGAGTCTTGTAGGCGAGCAACAGCCTCGGATGTAATTGTCCTGTTGTTCTCGAAGGCTGCTATCTCGATGTTTCTTTTGAGTTCAGGTGGAACTCTCAGGTTCATCTGTGGGTCGCTTCTTGCCATGATAAACACCTGTAATCAACATTTTCATATTAACGCATCACAATGCTTTACTTCAATGAATCACTGTGCTTTAATTAAATCACGGTGATTCATTGCCGTGCCTATTAGGAGTAAATCGTGAGTGAAAAACAAATCTCCCAGCTTAATCTGAGACTGCCTAGTGGTCTTAAAGATTGGCTGAAGAATGAGGCGGTTGAGAATCGCAGGACTGCTACGGCAGAGGCAATTTTCATCCTTGAGATGTATCGGCGAGCCAAGGAGTCAAAAAATGTTTTTTCTGGCGGCCTGTAAAACGAAAAACCCTAACTGCGTCAACAGTCAGGGTTTTGAATCAGTCACTATCCACGCAAAGGAAGTAAACCTATGAACATGTTAGCACTGAACACAAGCCTCGCGCAAACCATGTCGAGCCGTGAAATTGCAGAGCTTACTGGTAAAGAGCATCGCAACGTCATGCGTGATATTCGCACAATGTTGGTTGAATTGCATGGGGAGGAGGGTGTGCTCAGTTTTGAGCAGACCTATACCAATCCGCAAAATGGTCAAACCTACCCATGCTTCAACCTGCCCAAGCGCGAAACCCTGATCCTAGTATCAGGCTACAGTGTCGCCATGCGTGCCAAGATCATCGACCGCTGGCAGGAGCTTGAAACCCAAGCCTTGCAGCCGACCAAACCCACCGTACAAACACGCCCCAAAGCACCATCTATCAGCAGTACATTCAAAAGCTGTATGGCGATGGCAAAGCTAATCGGACTCGAAGGTAATCAAGCGATTTTGTCCGCTGACCGCGCCACGCGTAAGCTGGTAGGCGAATCGCCCCTTGAACTACTCGAAGCGACACTAACCGCACCAGTCCAGCAGGTCACTTTGACCCCAACACAACTTGGCAAAGAGCTTGATCCTAGCATCAGTGCGCAAAAAGTGAATGAATTGCTGGAGGTCTTAGGCTTTCAAACCAAAGTTAGCGGCGTGTGGGCAGCAACAGAGAAAGGCAAGCCGCACTGTGAAGTAATTGACAGTGGCAAGCGGCACGGCGATGGCTCAATGATCAAGCAGGTCAAGTGGTATGCGTCTGTATTGGAGTTGATTCAGGCGAAGGGAGACGCAGCATGAGCGCAATCGTCGATTTTAATGGATTAGGACGCACAATCATGGATGATCATCTGGATATGGCAGCTTTGTACTGCTGCGACGCAAGCGCATTACTGACTGTATTTCAAAGTGGCATTGAGTCTCTGACTGTCAGTGATGCTGAAAAAATCACCATGGTTGATGCAGTTGTAAGTCTGCTTGATGATGCGCGTAGCTGCTTGAAGTCAGTAACAGCAATTGATCTGAAAAGCGTCTTTGCGCGAATTGATCAAGTGACTGTTGTGCTGAACTGCTTGCGTCGTTCATTTAACAGAGAGGCTGATTGTCCGAACAATGAAATTCAAGTGGGAGCTGTACACGCGCTTGGTCATTTGCTTGAACGTGCGCAGGCATGTTTGAACGATGTTGCTAAAGCCGCATAATTAAATTCAGTCACTTGAAGATAGCCCGAAAAACAAAGTTTTTTCGGGTTTCTGTGGTTTAGAAATGCTGTGTAGGCACTTGTGTTACTGCATTTCTTCCGCTACAGTTATTCCAGCACTCAATGAAGTGCATTGCTTTTGTAGTGTCCTCCGACCGTCTTGGTCAACTCGCAGCGAACACCCTATGCGCCGAATGCCGCTAAAACATTCGGTTGGTGTTCGTCTGCGAGGTGCGTCGTGCAACAACAAACAGAACAAATTGCGCAACTGATCGCGCATACATTTGATCCAGCCGTCACACAGATGACGTTGCTGGACAAGATCAATTTACTTGAGAAAACCATTCAACAGGCCGACTTGCCTGAAGCCGAACTCCCACTGGTACACCACTTTGCACCCAGCACATACGGGCGCGAGATCTTTTTACCTGCTGATTCATTGGTGATCGGCAAAACACACCGTCATGCACATCTCAACATCATTAGCAAAGGCCGCGTCACTGTGGCCACAGAGCATGGCATTGCCGTGCTTGAAGCACCTTGCTCGTTTGTGTCTGAGGTCGGCACAAAGCGAGCAATACATGCACATGAAGATACGGTATGGACGTGCATTCACGCCAATCCATCCAACACCACAGATTTAGAGTTGATCGAATCAGAAATCATCGTACCTGATGATGAGATCGCAGCATTTCGCATTGCAGTTGGCTTAGATGTGCCAGCACTGGGACAAGGGGAATAATCATGGCATGGGTAGCAGTCGGGATCGGTGCGGTTAACGCCATTGGCGGAATCATGGGCAGTCGAAGCGCCAAGAAGCAGCAGCGCGAGGCATTAAAGCTACAGCGCGAACAGTTGCAGTTTCAGAAGGATCGCTACAACCGAGCAGTCGGGATCTATGACGGCTTGGAGCGCAAGGTCGCAGAGCAAGCAATGGAAGGCGTAAGGGCTGATCTTGGTGGCGTGTCTGATCGTGCAGCCGGTGACATCGCCTTGCAGTTCCAAGGTGCGAATGAAGCTGCATTGCGTGACCAGCAACGCATGGGGATTAACCCGAACAGTGGTCGGGCTGAGTCGCAGATGCGCCGTAGCCGCTTGACGCAAGCACTGGCGACCGCAGGTGGTATTACCGCAGCGCGTGAAGGTGAGCGGCGCAATGCCGAGCAGCAGACGTGGGATCGTCGCTTTAGCACCAGTCAGGTCGGCGTGAATCAAATGAACGGCACGGCATCGAACGTCAGTAATTCAATGAATGGCATGGCCAGTACCATGATGGGGATTGCAGATCAAGAACAGGCGGCGGCATCTGGCTTGCTTGTTGGTGGCGCAACTGTGGCCGCCAATGCACTTCGAGATAGGGCGGATGCCAAGTTGGCTGGTGGTTTGCTTGGTGGCAGCGTATCGCCAACACTCGGCACTCAGCCAGCCACCAAAGTGACATCGGCCAAGGTGATCGCGCAACCAGCGCTCGGGCTTGCGCCATTGCAGTCAACGCCTCTTGGTTTTTCACCAGTAGCATTTGATTAAGGAGCGCCACTATGTCTATTCAAGGTTTGGCAGCGTTTGGTTTGGCCTTTACTGATGCCTACCAAAAGCGCGGCGAACACAATAAAAAAGAAGCTGAGCGATTGGCTGACAAAGAGTACCAGCGTGGCCGTGAAAAGGTTCAGGATGATCGGGCGGCACAGACCTTTGATATGCAAAAGGCAGCAGAGGGTCGTGAAGTTCAGAAATTTGGGGTGCAGCAAGAAGCCAGTCAGATGCAATTGGATGCAGCAAAGTTGCAAACCCAGATCGAAGGTGGATTGCGCAAAGCGACCACTGCGTACAGTGCTGGCGATAAATCCGGTGCATTCGCTGCATTTGAGGAAACCGGCAATAGTCTGTACCCAAATATGCAGATGAAGTTCGACCGAGATGAAAAGGGCAACATCATTGTCGATCCAACAACCGGCGCGGCATCAGGCCAGCGGTTCACTGCCACAGGCACACCAGTTGGCCAGAAGATTTCAATGAAGCCGGAACAGGCACACCAGACGCTATATGCCGCCATGAATCCAGCCAAGTATGTTGAAAATCAGGCAGCGGCGGCGGCAGAAGTTGCCAAGGCTGAGCGTGAGTGGAACGGTAAGATTCTTGAAGCAGGGCTTGGGCTGGTTACTCATAGTGGCAAAGCGGCTATTGATAATGGGTTTAAGTTGGGTCAAATGGGGGTGCAGCACACACAAAACATGGAACGCGATGCGGCCAAACCAGCGACAGGTAGTGCTGCAAAAGCGCAGTTTGCACCTGTGTCTGCTGCTCAGTCCTCACTGCCAAGCAGTCTGATTCGCACGGAAAGCGGCGGGAACTTTGGTGCAAGCAACAACGTGCGTGGTCATGGCGGTGCGATTGGTCACTTTGGTCGGGCGCAGTTTGGACAAGCGCGTTTGCGAGAAGCGGCGGCGGCAGGTGTCATCCCAAAAGACATGACCCCAGCGCAGTTTATGGCCTCGCCAGAGGCTCAGGCGGCTACCGAGCAATGGCATCAAAATGACATCTTAAATTTTATTAATAAGAATGGTTTTGAAGGGAAAGTCGGCACGCAAGTTAAAGGTGTACCAGTAACCCTAAGCGGCTTGGTTGCGGTAGCTCACCTAGGCGGCAAGGGTGGTATGCAGAAGTTTATTCAGTCAAACGGTCGATACGATCCGGCTGATGCAAACGGTACACGACTGTCCGATTATCTGCGTATTCATGGTCAGGCTGATATTGCTGGAAGGATGAGTGGTATTGCATCCGATGCGAATCAAATCACCAAGAATATTGGACTGATGACTGAGCAATTGGTTGCAGATTTAAAAGGATCTGGTGAGGGTGAGATTTCACCAATCGTTATCAAGCAGTCGCTTACCAGTGCCGGACGTTCACTGGAAAAGGTTCTGCAAAACCAAAAGCCAGCAGAGCGCAGCAAACACTTTAACGATGCGACCACACACATTCGCATGATGCTTAATGGTCGTGGCATTACAAATCCGTCTGAGGAGATGATTGGTGGTATCGCCGCAAACTTGATGGGATTCCAGTCTTATCAAGCTATGGCTCAAAATCTGTTTGCAAACAGCCCAGCACCTACTGCAAAAACTCAGCCCAATCCTTTTGAGGGTGGGTCTGGTATCCCATCCTCAACAGCACTGCCAAAAACCTCACAAGCACTTGCGGCACATGCTCAGGCACAGCCAGTACCAGCAACCAACCTCTATCCAGCGACAGCCAATCTAACCGCTGAACAACGTGCTGCGGTGACTAAAAATATGTTCACTATCGGGAGTGACCAGTAATGTCTAACGTATTCGAGCAGTTCAATCGGTTTGCGGCGCAAGCACTCGATAAGGGCATGACTGCCGCCGAGGTGAACGCGGAACGTAATCGGCTGTTCAAGCAAGTCGTGTTGCCAGCAATGCAGAAAAAAGGCCATAAGACTGCTGGTGAGTTGCAACAAGCCGCAAAGGTGTGGAGCGAAACTACCGATTCAACCCTGCGCGACCTTGGATTCCTAAATACAGATGGCGAGTCTGGCAAGGATGCACTTGAGCGCCGTGACATGACCCGTAGAGGTCGTGCCGGTGGTCTGAGCCTTGCAACTGGTGCAGCATTGTCAGCCGGTAACGACATCAAGGTCGGTCTGCATCGCGGCACATTACGCGCATTGGGCTTTGCTGGTCGGTTTGCTAATGACCTCGGCGAGAACGAAAAAGGCACGTTCCTAGATAACTTCGCCAACGCGATGAACGAAGGCGCAACCAACGAACTGGAAAACGCCAGCCAAGGCTATCGTGATGCGATGAAGGGAGGCGTATTCGGTAGCGCCCAAGGTTTTGGGATTGCCGGTCTTGAGTCGCTGCCAAACATGCTATTGCCGCTTGGTGTCGGCAAGGTCGCTGCCAGTGCAGTCGGTGCGCTTGGTGCAGGAGCGGGCATTCAAGCTGGTGTCGGCGGACTTGCGGCACTCGGTACAGGATTCACTCAAAACTATGGCGCAGTGCGTGAAGGTGCGGATCAGGCGATGCGCGAATCCGTCACGCCTGAGATGCTGCGCGTGGCTGAGAAGTCGCGTGAGATGTTCGGCCAGTTTGAGCAAGAGGGTTACAAATCAGGCTTGACCGGTCAAGACCTAACCGACTACGCCTACAACAAGACCATCGACCAACTCGGTGAAGATAAGGCGACCAACTGGGGTCTGATCATGACCGCACTTGAGCCTATCGCTATGGGTGCGTCTACTATTTTAGCGCGGTCAGGTGGTGGCAAGTATCTTGGCCAGACAGCAGCCGAGCGAGCAATGGGGATTGGTGCGGGTAATGCCGCCATGCGAGCAGCGGTGCAGAACGAAGGTAAGTCTGGCATCCGTCAGGCGCTATCGCTGGGTTCAGCCCGTGCTGATGCTGGCATGGTGGGTCGCCAAGCACTTGAGGAAAGTCTACAGGGTGGTGCAGAAGCCTACGCTGGGCAGGATGCAGCAGCAGAGTTGGGCGGTACGCCGGTTGATTGGGGCAAGGTTGGCGTTAATGCAGCAGCAGAGGGGATTCTGGGCGGAATCATGGGCGGCGGTATGCAGGTTGCATCTGGCAACAGCCCAAGCCGTATTGCACAGCAGCAACTCGGACAATTGCGCCAGCAGCACCAAACCGAAGGCCAGATGTTCACGCAACTTGCCCAAGGCGCTAAGGCTGCGGAAATGGCCGGTGATACCCAACAGTTTAATGATCTGATGCAAGAAGCCAATGCACAGGCCAATGCCGTGCGTGTGGTCGAGCAGCAGATGAAGGATCTCGGCATTCCATTTGAATCGGTACTGCCGCAGGTCGATCCAGCAGCACAGCCTACGCCACAGCCTGATGTACAGCCTACAGTTGATCCAATGGCCGAGCAGCAAGGGCAGCCACAGCCAGCAAACCTAGATGACGCTATTGCTCAGTCTATGGCTGGTTTTCAGCCCCCACAAAACCCACAAGCGCAACCAGATCCAGCCAAGTCACAACTTGATGAGATGACTCGGAAGATTGCGGCAAATGCACAGGCTGAGGCTGGTATTGAACCGTCGCCGCTTGATTTAGCTGTTGCTAATATTACCGGCAATCAACCCAAGCCCAGAGTATCTGGCTTGACCGGCATTGCCCAACGTGCGCAGCAGAATGCACCTGCACCTGCGCCGATTGCACATGTAGTAGATGCCCCAGTTGTGGCTGAGCCAACCCCACAGGACTCCACACAACTCCAAGCGACTCCACAAGACACACCAGACAGCGACTTTATCAGCCAGTATGTCGCCAACGGTCTGGCCGGTGATGATGCAGCCAATCAAGCATTGCTGCGTGAAAAAGCTATTCAGGGCGTGACTGGTGACGCGCTGTTATCAGTGACTCGCAAGGCGCGGCGCGAACTCAATAAAGCGAAAAAGGCCACCACTCAGGCAGCACCACAAAACACTGAAAACGCTGCACTTGATATGCAAGATCAGGCCATTCAAGCACCACCTATCCAACAGCCTGAACCAGTCACGCCACCTGCCAATAATGCAAAGGTTGAGCTAACCGAGAACGGTCAGAGCGTGACGATTCAGCCGACAGGATTGGTGCAGCCAGCACCAGCACAGCCGCCGGTCAATCTGCCGGAGCGTGAGCGTAAGGCGAAGGTCGAGCCTGTTGCTGTACAGCCAGAGGTTGAACAACCAGCACCTATTCAGGCGCAACCAGACACTGCAAAGCAAGCACCAGAAGATCAAATCCGGCGGGCGCAACTGGTTGAGGCGACCAAAAAAAGACTGACCAATACCTATGAAGATGATGGCGATGTCGTCGGTTTGGTGCAGCAGCTAAATCAGATGGCTAAATCTGATGACCCAGAACGCGCTGAATTGGCCGCACAAACGGTTGATTGGTTCAAGGAGAATCTGAACAATCGCGCAATGGCAGGCCAGCGTCTTGGTGATAGTGATCGTGCAGCAAAAGCACAGCGCACATTAGACGCGATTTCACGACCCGTCGAACCAGAATTAACAGGCGACACCTACGCCGACAATGTGAGCCAAGTATTACCTTCGTTTGTCCGCGAAGCCAAGCAAATGGCCGGAAAAAAGCAGCAGCATGTTGATGCAATAAAAGGCTGGTTGCGTGAGCGGGTTTATGCGGATCGCACACAAGACGACTTTGAGCGCATGTTCAATGAGGATGGCATTGCCAACTTAATCAATGACGCATATAAAAACACCCATCTCAACGCTGCCGAAAAAAGAGTGTTGGCTGATGACAAAAAGGCGATGCGGACTGCAAAGGTTCAGGCGGATGTTAATAAATTCTTGATTGATAGCGCCAAGCAGAATGCGGCAGAACGGGATACTGAACAATCCGCAGAAGTGCAATCACCAACCATTACCATCAACAACCAGCCAGAAATGGATAGGATGTCAGAACGCGCCAAGCAGGTGCAGGCAGAAGATAGCCGACCAACCGAAACGCGGTATCTGATTGGTCGTTCTCGCGGCAAGGATTACGTCAAGATCACCGACAACAGGGACGGCACTTTCAGCGCAAGCATGGTCAGTGCTGGAACGGGCGGCGAATATCAAGGTTCAATGGATGGCGTTAAAAACTGGCTGACTGGTCGTCTACAGTTGCTTGGCGATGCTGTTGCTGGTGACGGCGCATGGGACTCTGTTCGCAAGCAGCTAAAGCTAAATAATGGCATTGACTTGTTTGCGACAGCTACAGATCCAAAAACCGAAGCTGGTCGCCTAGATCCACAAGATCCCAACTTCTCACAGGCAATCGACGACTTCACAACAGGTCGCCGGTCAGATGTCCCATCCATCGAGGAGGTTGAGGCGGAGAAGGCAGCCAAGCCAAAAGCCGACACCGTGCTGGATCAGTTTGCCGATAACAAGATCTTCACTGCTGACAAGGTTGCAGCGGCGCGTGAACGTCTGCGCAAGAAACTTAACCAACTGAACAATGGTATCGACCCTGAATTTCTGGTCGATGGCATGATGATTGCCGGTGCTTATATCGAGTCTGGTACGCGGAAGTTTTCCGACTATGCCCAGAAGATGATTGGCGACATGGGCGACAACATTAAGCCCTACCTGCTGTCATTCTGGGAGGGTGCGCGAAACTATCCAACCCTAGATGCCACTGGCATGACCGATCCTACCGAGTCAAAACGCCTATTCGATGACTTGAACAAAGTTGTCACCGAGGAAATGCAGCCGGTTGTTGGTGAGAAGGCTAAGCTGGTCGGCAGACGTGAAAAGAAAACCGGCAAACCTGCGGATCGTGCGCTACGTCAAGACTGGGGTGTTGATCACATCAAGGGCTGGACTGAATCGAACGAATATCCTAATGCCGAAGAAACCGACGAAGGCTTAAAAGGTGGTGTAAAGGATGCATTCCTAAAAGATGCCCAAGCATACCTACGCGCCGCCATGACTGAACTCGAATTGATGGGTTACGCTGAGCATGTCGGCAGAAATGGCAAGCCAGAACGAGCAGTCAGTGTAGACCGTTCTGGTGTTGCTGGTTCTGGTGACGTGACCATGACACTACGGCACATGGAAACAGGTGTAAACCTATACGTTTCGATTGGTGAAACCTCACTGCGCGGCATGACCCCGCACACAAAGCAGGGCATTGCTATTCTGTTCCGCGCCAGTACGGTTAATGGTGATCGCTTCGCATCCCGCGACAGCATGAATCAGTGGTCGCCAATCGCCCTGACTGCATCCGAGCTATCCAAGATGCTGGATCAGCATGTGCAGCGCGTGGCTGGAAAACAAACTATCCTGCCGCAGATTGAAGATGGTTTGAGCAAGATCAGCAAGCCTGTTGATGTTGCACCTGAGCCACAAGCAGAAGCCAATACACCAGATAGCAAACTAACCAAAGCAGAGGCATACGCACAGATCCGCGCCATTGCAATGGACAAGGGTCGCCAGAAATTCAACGATCTGATCAAGGACTGGTACACGGAGGAGTCTGGTCGAGGAGCTGTGAAAAATGCCGTCTTTGGTTCGGTGTACACAAATCGACTGGCCATCCCTTACTTTTCTGATGAAGAAGGATTGCAACAAATCGTTGCCAATGCGTTTGATGATTTGATTCTTGAGGCGGGTGGCGGCAAGGCTGACCTAGGAACGAACAAGGATATTGAACAGGCGAAGTCGCGTATCGCCTCTTGGGAAAAGCAGCTAGAGCAAGCTACCGACGAGAGCAAAAAGACCTACGTTGCTGGAAAATTGCTGGAAGAAAAGCAGCGCCTAGAGAATCTTGAATACAAACTAAAGCTGAATGCTGGCGCAACCGAGCAACAGGCAAAAAATGCACAGTCCCAAATCGTCACGCACACCACCACCAAGGGCAAGGAGCTACGCGGCATTGTCCGCACCGATCTCAGCGCAGAAGAAGCCAAGGCTATCGACCCCTACACATTCAAAAAAGACGGTGGATACTTTATCCGTGAGTCGCGTTTGAATGAGCAGCCTTTGGCCATTGAGAGAGCAACAACAAAAGTAAAATCTGATTCAGGTTTGATTCATGACATTCCCAACAAACTAATGGACACGTCGCACAAGCTGGGCGATGTGGCTCAAGACTTGGCGGCAATGACTACCACAGGCGTACAGAGTGACCATGAGTATGCCAAAACCCTGTTGCAAACGATTGCCAAGCTCAATCCTGACGTGCAAGTGCATGTCGTTTCTGACCTAAACAACATTCAGGACAAGGCCATTCGCGCCAATTTGTTGGCCGGTGGGTTTTATGTGCCTGAGCAAAACACTGTTTTTGTATATCCAAAATCAGAGGATTGGATTGGGTCTGCGCTAGAGCTGGTCAATCATGAGTTGGTGCATTCAGTAACAGAGAAATCTATTGCCGATGGGCTGGTGTCAGAAGAAAATTTAAGCCAACTAAACATGCTTATTGGAAAAGTTAAAGATTATCTCTTTGATGGCTATGAGAATCTGAGCGACAATGTAAATGACAGGTTGGATTATGCGACAACCACAAACCCTACCGATGAATTTCTTGCGTCAGGTATTGCTGAAACTGAGGTTCGTGAAGCGCTCAATAACATTATTGGTGTTGATGGATTGCAGCAGCTAGATGCTATATTTACCGAGATTTCAACCAAGCGGACAAAGCAAAATGACACACGGAACAAAGGCGCAAATACTGGAAATAGTCAAGAAAGAATGTCTGGGGTTTTACCAGATGCTCAACAAGATACAACAGCAGCAGTTCAAGGACTTCCCGCAGAAGCTACAGGAAGCCAAGACAACACGCGAAGCGAAAGACCTGACACATCCGATATATCTGCTGGTCAAGAAGAATCAGGCAGAGTAACCACCGATGCCAGAATCCGCCAAGGCATTACGAGGCTTGAGTCTGAGATTCAGCAACTAACAGATATTCGTAAAGGTTTGGCTGGTTCTGTAGCCAAAACCTACGATGAACGGATTGCCAAGGCTGAAACAGCACTAAAGGTATATCAGGATAAACTTGGTGATCGGTCACAGCCATTCGACACCGAGCCGGACATCAAGCCGCTTCACCACGATTGGCGCAAGAGTATTGGCACAGCTCGACAGTACGCCAATAAACTAATCAGCGAAGGCGTTTTGCAACGTCCTGATGTGGTGAATGTATGGGGTGCGCCAAAACTGAAAGAACTGGTCGCGGCAATCGATGCTGCACTTGAATCCGCATCTGCACCGGTTCAAACTGAGCCAACAGCCACACAGGAAAGCACCAATGAACCTACAGAACTGGGTCAGCCAAGCCCGCGCACATTGGAAGGAGTTCCAGCCGACTCGGTACAAAGCCCTGAAGGAGAGCGGCCAACTGGAAGCCGAGCTACAGAAAGCCGCCGAGTTGACGTATCAGGAGATGAGCGAACTGGAGAGTCAGGGCTACAGCGAACACGAAGCATGGGAGATGGTG